ATTTTCTTGTTTTATAGCATTAGCAGAGTCGTTATCAACACTACGCATAACATTAGCAAAAACCTCTGTACCAGCAAATCCATCGGCAATAAGTTTTGAAGCTAAAGCAACTTTTTCAGCTTCAGTTTCTGGCATACCAAATTCTGTATAAATTGCTGCTGCATCTTGTTCAGCATTTGGTTTAGAGATATCTCCTTCAAAGACTTTAGCGCCATTATCTGCATAATACCATTGCCCATCATTTCTTTGTTTCATTGCTCTATTAACGCCATCATCGTTAAGAAGTTTCATAGTTCTAGCATCATAAATTCGACCACCAACAATTGTAGTTGGTATGATTTCTTTAGAGCCTTCTAGCATAGCTGTATTATCTGCTGCGTTATAGACAACACCATTTTGCGTAAATGTTTGAATATCTGCGTATCGTAGTTCAATTTCTTTCAGTAATCTTTGTTGTTCTTCAAAAGGCTTCACTATAAATGCTGGGTCTCTTGTAAGCAAAGATAATTCTGCTTGTTGCGAAGAAGCAAATTTTTCACCTATTTCATTTCTATCTAAAAATTTAGCAAAACCTGCTTTAGTAGGCGTGTCAGTTGTGTTTAAATAATTATTGTATTGTGGTGTTAATGTTGCATCTTTACCATTAGCTGCAAGATAAGCTAAAAATTCTTCACCTGTAGGAGTGTCATCTGTTCTTTTGTATTCAGCATAAGATGTTGGAACTTGTCCTGGATTTATAAGATCAAAATATTCTTGTTGTTTATCTTCTGGCAAATTTTTACCATATTCATAATTTTGAATTTTGTCAGTTTTGCCTTTAGGTGCAGGCATGTTTTTAATATGCTCTTGCATTAATTTAGCTTCAGCAGGAAACCCATTAGCCATTAACTCATTCATGGCTTTTGTAAAGTCATCTCTAGTAGTAGCAGATTGGTATTTATCTCTAATTTGTAAAAGTAATTGTTGTTGAGATTCTGCTGCTTTTGCTGCTATTACCGCAGGCTCTTCAATACCAAACATTTGATTAACGCCTTGTTTGGCTCTAGCCATTCCTAAAGCTGCACCATATTGCGTAGCTTGTTCAGCAGGCACATCAATTGCTGCCATAGCTTCTGCTTGTCTTGCTTGTGCTAATACATTATCATATAAACCCATAATTTCTCCTAACTAAAATAAGAACCAACTGCTTGACCAAACATACCGCCAATAGGCCCTGCTATTGCTGTACCTGCTATTCCTAAAATATCGGCTATGCCACTACCTGTTTTTTGTTTAGTAGCTGCTTGATTTGTATACGCAGCAGCTAAACCATCTGACTGAGCAACATCAACGCCTAAATTAGTAGCGCTTGTGTTTTGGTTTATAACACCTGTATTAGTATTATTAAGAGCAGTTATAGCACTTTGATACCTAGAATTTTCTGAATTAGCAATCTCTTGTCCAGTAAGCAAACTTTTCATTCTTTCATCGCTCATAGCCATCATTTGGCTTTGTGCTAATTCGCCAACCATAGCATTACCACCAGATGAATTAATCATACCTCTAGCCCGTAAACGCTCATCTAATGCATTTTGTTGATTGGCTATAAATTTTTCTCTGTTTGGAGTGTTGTAATCATACAATGTTTCTGCTAATTGATACGGATCAGAAGTTTCGTAATTATTTGTTTGGTTGTACAAACCAGTTAACATATTTTGAAACTTTTCGTTTCCTTTAAAATCTAAGGTCTTTGTATCAACATTAAAATTTGTGTCACCATAAACACCGCCAGTTATATTGCCAGCTTGAGCAGCATCTACAGCATCTTGATAATCTTTTCTTAATTGCTCTATTCTATCTTCTGCTAATCCTTCGTTGTATTTACTTTCACCTAATCCAAGCAATTGACTAAAACCTCCATTACCTCCAGGTCTAGGTGTTACATATTGTTGTGCGCTTCCTATTCCAGATTCGCTTGGTCTAAACATCATTCCGCTTGAACCTGTTCCGCTTGAACCTGTATATCCATAGTCTTGCATTGGCATATCTTAATCTCCTGTTATGCTGTTCTTTTCCACATATATACAGTTATATATGGTTGTAAGTTATTGTGTGCTGCTCCGCTACCTGTTGATGATGTAGTGTGTGTACCATTTGTTATTCTTTCACCAGAAGTACCTGTAGCACCACCAGTTCCAGTTAAAGCTGGATTAATAGTATGCGTGTGAGCTGCTAATTCAGCGATAGACAATGCGTGTGTTTCAAAACCACCTGTTTCATTAAGACCATCAAATGTTCCACTAGAGTGAACACCAACCATTACTCTACCACCACCATAAGCTGCCCAAGTTCCAAATCCAAGAAGTGTTGCTGGATTAGTTGCTACTGCTGCGTTAAAGTAAATAGAGCCTACTGGATATACTATAGCATTTATTGCTGCTGCTGTTATTTCTGCTTGTACATAGGCAGTTGTGGCTACTTGCGTAGTATTTGTATTAGCACTTGCCGTTGTTGCACTAAATGCTTCTGAAGCACTTCCATTTATATCTGCTTTAGTATTTACTGCTGTTCGTACTGCTGAAAACTCTGTATTAAAGTCTCCACCAGATATTACTTTATTTGCATCAGAGTCAGCAAGAGCATCCTTGCCACTCCACGCAACTGCAATAGTATAATTACTCATCGTATTTTTCCTTGTTTATGAAGAAGTGTTAAATCTTGTAAAGAAGCATCAAATCCATTGGATGTGATGTCTATCTCTATTTTTAGATTTTTAGCTGAACCAGTAAGCGGTGTTTTATATTCATGTAAACCAAATACTGGCTTGTATTTACATGAACTAGGATGCGTTGCTGCAACATGAGTATGGGTAGTTGTTGTTGCACCATATAAAGAACTAGAAGCGCCCCATAATGAAGTTGATCCTGTTGTTGCTGGATTTAAAGTTATCTGTGTTGTGTTGCTTGGCGAAGGACTATAATCTTTATACCACTTTAAACCTAAATTAGCACCAGAGCCGCCTTCAAGAACTAAGAACAATCGTTTTAATAAAGAAGCTGCTACTGACTGTCCTAAATTAACCCAAGTTGTTGCAATACTGCTTGTGTATGGCGCATTAGTAACTGTTGTTCCGTTAGCTGCTAAATCTGCATCATAATAGCCATCGTAAGTAGCAATGCTGCCATCTTTTTGTCCAATTAATAAACCATATAAAACGGTATAAGTCAAACTAGCTGGCTCTCTGTCTAAATCAAAAGTCCAAGTTGTAATTCGTGGAGCGTTGTTTGGCGTGAAATGTTTAAAGTCAAATACATAAGTAATGTTAGAGCTTGGAAAAGACAAAATATAGATGCCTTCGTTTTCAACATACACGCTTTTAACATTAATGTTTTGACCTATGTTTCTAATTAAAGTGTCTTTAATATTAACTGAGTAATCTTGTATAGGCAATTTATCTTTTTCAGTAGTACGACCTAAAGACCGTAAGCCTGTACTTGATAAAAATACTAAATCTTTACCAATGTGTTTAACTGTATCTCTACTAACACAGCCAATGCCTTGAATAACTTCATTAAGAGCAATGTTTCCAATAATGTCTGGACTGTCATAAATTGCAATATTGTTTTTACCAAAAATAACTAACTTACCAAAAAAAGGCTCTATAGCAACAATATCATCTGTACCCCATACAGACTTTAAATCAATAAAGCCACCGCCAACCCAATCATCACCATCTAATAAATTTGAGTAAAATAAAACATCTTTTTGTTCTGCAACTCCGCCTACCCAAAGACGACCATAAAAACCAGTTCCGCAGCTTGGTTTAAACTCACCATTAGATACTGTAGTAGGATCAGAGAAAGTTGCAACAGCGACATTATCATTATGTGTTGCTGCACTTGAAGAACCTACACCTCTAGTTAATCCTACAAATGTTGTGGCTGTAATACTTGTATAAGAAAGAACTTCGCTTTCAATAATTATTTTTCCTTCTGGTGGAAAGCCTACTGTGCTGTCGACAATTATTGTAGTAGCACTATTAGTTATATTACTTGAGTTGTTAATAGCAGTCGTATTGTAATGTTGCGACCAACGCTCTCCACTATCCGCAGCACCATCATATCGTTGCGGTATGGTGTTGGCATGAAGGCAATGCAATCTTCTATTAAAGTTAATAAACTGCCAATCACCTGTTGTATTGGCGACAGTTCTTTTTACATTTGCACCGCTACTAGGAAATGCAGCATCGGTATCAGTAAAATCTACTGTGTATATGGAAGTGCCATGACTAGCAAATATCTTGTTAGTGCCTTGATCGTTATGTTCTATAAGTGAGCCTATTGGAGCGCCACTAGGAGCAATGTTTTGTTTAAAGCCTTTTCTAAATGCAATACGCCCAGACTCTCTAATAACAACATTTTCAGCTTTTGTTAAAAATGATGTGTCTAAAGTAGCAGGATTACTTTGCGTATTAAGACCGTTAAGCCCTATTTCAGTTAAGGGCTGATATGATAATGGCTTACTCATTATTCAACATACCATTGAGTTTCGTATTGCGTGTTGCCACTATCAAGCATAATTGCTTGTTTAAGTGCTTGCATTGCTTCTTCAGCAACAATAGTAGTTTGAGTTCCGCCATCTTCACCACGCTCTGAAATTGCTCTTGCCCATGCTCCAAGAACCACAGGTTTTTGTGGAACTTTTATAACTGTAGCTGCTGCTGTTAGTTCACCTTGTGCTTTTACAATATCAAACGAAATAGTTTCAGCAGTAATAGGAACTGGCGACAAATCTATTTTTAAATTGTTTGAGCTATCTGCACCATTAAAACCATAATACAGAGGCTCACCAGTAGGGTCTGTTGGGTACTTTTGTTTGTTTAGGTATGATCGGCTTACTTGAGTTAATTGAGTGCCTGTAGCGTTGTTTATAGAGTCTAATATTTTTAACTCTTGACCTGAAGATAAATTATAATTTTTAGTGCCATTTACAGTAGAAATATTAACTGTTTCTCTAAGCACTAACCAGTCATGGAAATTTTCTATAGTTCGCTTTGAATCATTAATCATAGCACCAACTACTTTTTGGTATTCAGTTACCGTAGTGCTGTCGTTAATGTTGCCAGACCAATCAGTAAGAATTGTATCTTCTCTTAGTCTTATTAATACTTCGTTAATTAATTCTCTATAAGTCATTTACTTCCCCTTTGCAAGTTGAGCGCCAAAGTAAAACTCGATAATCATGGTTGCCCATCCAAATATCTCATCCATTTTTAATACTGCTCCAGCTTCTAGCTTTACATATTCAATAACATCTGGAGTTAATTGAAATCCTAAAATACTAGCCCCTTCAATAACTGTAGGTACAATTGTAGGAACATCAAAAAATACTGGTGCAATCTGAGTAAATATAATTAAGGCAAGAATTACAAATATAATAACTCTTCGATTAAGTGCAGCAAATGGACTTTCTTTAGCTGCCATATCTCTAGCCTGGTTTATAGAATCATTGCGTACTTGTAAATTTTGAATCATTAGCTTTTGATTTTCTGCTGCTGCTTGACTTTTAAGAGCAAACAATTTACCAATAAATCCTAAAGCTATAGGGGCTATGTTTGTTAAAAATCCTATCACGATAAACTCATCAGAAGTAAGTAAGATTCCATTGGTGCTAAATTTGTTAAAAATCCTATCATAGTGCTACCTTAAATGCTTCAATAATTCCTACTTGCGTAATTACATACCAACCTAATGCGCCATAGATTCCATACTTAATTTGTAGTAAAGACATATTAATTTTTTGATATTTGTCCAGTATGTTTGTCTAGTTGTAGTTGCATCCTGCTCAAGTTTTCATCCATTGTTTACCTTTTCTTTTTTGGAAAGCCTTTTTTCATATTAGAAAATGCTTTGTTAGAAATAGTAGATTTTTTTTTAGTTCTACTTGTGCCAGCTTTTTTTCTAGCATTTATGTTTGCGTATAAACCTTTAGCCATTATTTACCTTTAGCTTTAACTTGTGCTTTCTTACTTAAATCTTTAAGATGAAATAATTTAACACTTGTTTTAGTATGTGCTTTGTTTGTATGCAAAGTACCATTAGGCATTTTGTGAGAACTACCTGTATGTTCAGTACCATCTCTTTTAAAATGTTTTACACCTTTCATTATTTCTTCTTCTTTTTAGATGGTGCTTTACTTCTTTTCTTTCCGTATGATCCTGTTCCGTACATATAAATCTCCTAGTTAGCTAGTGGGTTATCTAAAGCTCTTTGCAGTTTGCTTCCAAGCCTATCTTCTAGCTCTTTAATCTTACGATCTGTATCAGAAT